CGCGCGTTTGGTTCTCAGTTCGTTAATGCTCATAGCCATAGTCTTTTCCTCCTTAATGACTCAATAAAAAAAGCCGCTTCTTCAGCGGCTCCACGGAAACCCGTGTGTCGGGTTCCGGTTCTGGTTTGTTAAACTTGCACAAAAATGAATTCATCACCATGATCTTGGAAAACAGCACCGCAGCCGGCGCTTCCTGTTTCCCTTCCCCGTCCGTGTACAGGATGTCGTCCGCGAATCCCAGCTCTACCGCTTTCTTGGCGTTGAACCAGGTCTCGTCATCCATCATGTGCGAGATGACTGTCCGGGACTGTCCCGTCTTCAGCTCATAGGCGTTGATGATGCTTTCCTTGACTTCCTCCAGCATATCCATGGCCTGCTGGAACGCCTTGTGGTCTCCCATGGCGACGGTCATCGGGTTATGGATCATCATCATGGCAACCGGGGACATGGAAATCCTGTCACCGGCCATAGCCACCACCGACGCGGCCGATGCCGCCATCCCGTCGATACGAACCTCCACCTTGCCGGAATACTCTTTCAGCATGTTGTAAATCTGGGCCGCGGCGAACACGTCCCCGCCGGGAGAGTTGATCCAGACGGTGATATCTCCTTCGCCGGCATTCAGTTCCTCACGAAAAAGACCCGGTGTGACTTCATCGCCATACCAGGTCTCGTCGGATATCTGCCCGTTCAATACCAGGGTGCGCGCACCGGTATCCTCGTTCCGCACCCAGTTCCAGAATTTCTTTTTCAATTGTTGTTACCTCCGTTCTTTTCTGCCGGTTGCTGCCTGTTAGCAAACAGCCCGGCATCCTTCAACTTGGTCATGTTCCCGTTGATCAGGTACAGGTTGCCCCCCTCCTCCTCGGATATGGGATTGAGATTTTCCATCTCCCGGATATCGTTGGCGGAGAGCCAGCCGTTCTGTCTTCCCACCGCATAGCCGTTCATCCGGCTCTGGTAATCGCCACGCAACAGCCCGTCCACGTTGAACTTGATGAAGTAATGCTGTTTCTCGCCGGGAAGCAGAAGCGCCTTATGCAGCGCCTGTTCCCAGCGGATAACCCAGGGGTTCAACGTGTACTTCACAAATTCCAGGGACTGCTGCTCAATGTTGGAGAAACTAGATTTTTCCAAATCTCCCACCATATGGGGAGGTACCCGGAAGATCCGGGCGATCTCATCGATCTGGAATTTCCGCGTCTCCAGGAACTGTGCCTCATTGGGTGAGATGGACATGGGTTTGTAGGTCATGCCCTCTTCCAGCACTGCCACGTTGTGGCTGTTTTTCCCGCTGAACTGCGCATGCCAGCTCTGCCGTAGCTTTTCCGGGTCTTTCACCACACCGGGGTGTTCCAAGAGTCCGCTGGGCGTTGCCCCGTTGGCGAAAAACGTGGAACCGTACTCCTCCGCCGCCATGGACATGCCGATGGCATTCTTGGCCATGGCTATCGGAGAGTAGCCGATGAGGCCGTCATACCCTAATCCGGGGATATGCAGCACTTCCTCAGGCCGGAGCTTCACCTGCTCATACCGCTTCTTGCCACCGAAGTCATCCAGGTAGCGGGTGTATGTGTAGACAAGCTGTCCATCCTTGTCCCGGTTCACATCCATGCGCTCCGGCAATAACGGGTACAGCCATTTCACCCTGCCATACCCGTCCCGGATAATCTGGGCATAGGCATTGCCATATAAAAGCAAATGCCCCATGAGGGTCTCCCGGAAGATGAAACTGGTCATCTCCGGGTTCGGCTCGTCATGGAGCAGCGGGTATAGCGGATGGCTGGGTACCATTTCTTTCCCCTGGTCTTTATAGCGGTACACATGCAGCGGCAGTCCCGCGATGGACTCTGCCAGGATTCGGACGCAGGCGTACACCGCCGTGACCTGCAGGGCCGTGCGTTCGTTCACGGTCTGCCCTGCCGCGCTCCGCCCGAAGAAAAACTGCATGGAACCCATAAGAGCGTTCTTGGGTTTGTCACGGGAATGGAACAGTTTTTCAAAGAATTTGAACATAGCAAGCCTCCTTAAAATGGGCATGAAAAAAGCACCTACCTTTCAGTAAGTGCTAAAAACATTTAAACTATTCAGTTGTTACTACTTCATTGCTATTGCAATCCTTAATGTGCGTCAAGGTAGGTATTAATCGCGTCTTGCGCCAACACAAGATCAACCAGCCCAAAACCCAGGATGTATACGAGCAGATACAAAATGCCCGAATTGCCTCCAGGGTTCCTCTTGAGGTTGTCTACGTTCTCACCAAGCCTGTACGCCCAAAAAAAGCCGTAAATCCCAAAGGTTACAAGTGTAAAAATGACAGACATCAGACCACCTGTCGCATCTTTTTTATACAACAGGGTGTTCATCTCGTTGGTAACTTTTATAATCCAGTATAATCCATATAACCCACAAGTCAAGAACGATAATATGACAGAAATCACGATGCTTCTTTTTTTGACCATAATTGTTATGCCTCCCTTCCGCCAACATCAATTTTATATTAACCCAGGTGTTCTTCGTGCTATTAATCCTAACATCCAAACGTGTCAAAATTAAGTCAACTATGGGTTTCTGCTATGACAAAGATTTGTGCTTTTTTCGTCATAGTTCTGTGCCATTTTCATTTTATAATACAGACAACAACAAAAACGAAGGAGGTTGATTGATATGAAGAGAATGTTAGGAGTATTAGCTGTTGCAGTCTTGGCCGGCATCATGAGCATATCAAGCGTAGAAGCCGCCCCGAAGCATAAAACCCCGCCACCGCATCCGGTTAAAGTGGAACATCACAAACCGCTGCATCATTTCAAACATCATCAGGGTTATGTGCTTGTAAGAGAACACAAGTGGCTTGACTACCGTGGCCACAGACATCTGGACAGAGTCTGGCGTGACCGCCATGGCCACCGGCATGTAGAGCACGTTTTCTAAAATATAAAACCGCAAATCTGAAGGATAAAAATGGACAATTATTCATTACACAATCGTATGCAAAAGATGTTTCTGCTTGTTGGCATGCTGGGGTTTCTCTTACTGCCCAATACAGCCGCAGCCGAGTTTGTGGACGAGTATGTGGCAAAACACCCCCGAAGGGTAAAGATTACTGTCAGCCAAAATGCAAAAGGGCAATATTCTGGTGAAGCGCTATTCAAACTTTTTGAACACAATGTTGGCGGGTATCGTTTGAAATTGGATTTTCAATGTGATGCAAAAGGACCGGATCTTATCTTATTGCACTGTTCGACTTTTGGAGGCCGTTACACACCCGCCATTACGGAGTTATCATGTGGGGACGGAGAAAATAAACATGTACTTCACAAGTTCGTCGGTCTTCACTTCCCTATTGGCCGGCATAGCTATGGTACATTTCAAATCGCTCATATCAACCCTAAAGAATTTGCTAACGCTATCGTCGTCAGCGCCAATAATACAGTCATTATAAACAATCAACATAAGCTCTGGCCGGAATTTCTGCAGGCATTAGAAGATGCTGGGAAACTGTACGAAGAACGGCGAGAGATATGGAAAAGACTGAACGAAATAGCCAAGAATACCAATAAGAGAAATCCAAAAAGCAAAACCCTATTGAAAATCTGAGAGCAAAAAAGCCGGAAACCCCGGCTTTTTTACTTTTACAACAGCAGAATCCCCCGTCCGTCGTACACGCTCTCGCTGCTATCGTTCCCGCAGCGGATTGCCCGGTCCAAAGCCATGACCGTGGCCACCACCCCGTCAATCTTTTCCGTAGATTTTTCCTTGTCCGGCTTGATGTTCCCGGCTGGGTCCGTTTTGATGAATATGTTGTCCATCATCCATCGTAGGACAGGCTGCCCGCCATGGGCGATTCGCTGTTCCAGCGTCAGCTTCATCAGTTCCTTGGTCGGCGGGCTCATATCCTTAAAGCCCTGCCCGAAAGGAACCACGGTAAACCCCATACCTTCCAGGTTCTGCACCATCTGCACCGCCCCCCAGCGGTCAAAGGCAATCTCCCGGATGTGATACCGCTCACCTAATTTTTCGATGAACTTTTCAATATAGCCGTAATGCACCACATTTCCTTCCGTAGTCTGCAGGAATCCCTGACGTTCCCACACATCATAGGGAACATGATCTCGCCGCACCCGAAGTTCCAGATTCTCTTCCGGTATCCAGAAGAAAGCCAAAATCTGATATTTGTCATCTTCGTCCAACGGTGGGAACACCAGAACGAACGCCGTGATGTCCGTAGTGCTGGACAGGTCCAAGCCACCATAACAGACACGCCCTTCTAAATCATCCGCACTGACCGGGAAGGCGCAAGCGTCCCACTTTTCCATAGGCATCCAGCGGATGCTCTGCTTCACCCACTGGTTCAGCCGGAGCTGCCGGAATGCATTTTCTTCGCCCGGATTCTGCCGCGCAGAATTGAACGCATCCCTTACCTTTTCAATGGGAACCGTGATGCCCAGGGACGGGTTCGCCTTCTTCCACACCTTCGGGTCTGACCAGTCCTCGCTTTCATCCGCGCCATAAATCACCGGGTAGAATGTGCTATCAATTTTCCGGCCTTCCAGAATGTCTTTTGCCTTCTGGTGGGTCTCATAACAGATGCTGTGAGTATCGGTGCCGGCCGTAGTAATCAGGAAATACAACGGCTGCATCCGGGCATCCCCGGAGCCTTTGGTCATGACATCAAAGAGTTTCCGGTTCGGCTGGGTATGCAGCTCATCGAAGATGACCCCGCTCACGTTGAACCCATGCTTGGAATAGGCGTCTGCCGAAAGCACCTGGTAAAAGCTGTTTGTCGGCAGATAAATCAGCCGCTTTTGCGATGCCAGTATCTTCACCCGTTTGTTCAGCGACGGGCACATCCGTACCATGTCGGCGGCGACCTCAAATACTATGGATGCCTGCTGCCGGTCAGCCGCGCAGCCGTACACCTCCGCCCGTTCTTCCCCGTCACCGCAGCAGAGCAACAGCGCCACCGCCGCGGCCAGTTCTGATTTTCCTTGCTTCTTTGGAATCTCAACATACGCCGTAGTAAACTGCCGGTACCCGTTGGGTTTTAGAATGCCGAACAGGTCACGGATGATGCGTTCCTGCCAGTCAATCAGCTCGAAGGGTTTTCCCGCCCACGTCCCTTTGGTATGTTTCAGGCACTGGATAAAATTCACAGCGAAATCCGCGTGTTCCTTGCTGTACTTCGAGTCCTTCGCTTTGAACTTCGTCGGTTTGTACCCTCTTAACTTCCGCAACGCAATCACCTCCCCAACCCAAAAAAGGCTCCCTTCGCGGAAGCCTTTTTTTATTCTTTTACAGCAGGTCGACCAGAAGCTCCAATTCGTGTTCCAACCGTTCCAACTCCTGTTGAATGCATTTTGACCGGAACTCGTTCCGGCAGCTGCGGCCTTCCTGTTTCAGCCGTGTTATCTCTTCTTTGCGCCGCTTGATAATTTCTTCTGCCTCGGGATCCCATTCCAACACCGTGGCATAATCCTTGGCGAACCGCGTTTTGTTCTGTTCGACCCGGCCTTTCTCGTCACCGTGCAGGATGAAGTTAACATACTCGCTTTTGTTCTCTTCTATGAAAATCACCATGTCGTAAAACCCCATCTTAAGGCCGATACGCTGCACCGTGTAGATGTCGAACATGTTAGTCTTGCCCGTTTCCCGGACCTTCAGAATCTGCTCACGCACCTTATCTGTCATCGCTGCACACCTCCCAGCCCATCAGAAGTTTCGTGTACACGTTGGTGTACCGCTGTTTCTCGCTGCCGTCACTCCCCATCATCGCCTCGAAGAAAAAATCCATCGCCGCTCTCCGGCTTTCCCAGACCTGTTCCTCGCCGTAGCAGATCGTCTTGACCGTTTTTTCCGGCTTCAGCTTCTGCACCACATCCTCGCCGTACACCACGTTGAGCCCGGAACCGTTGTCCCACCGCATCAGCAGGCTGCCGGTGTCGTCAACCCCGATGACCGTGCCTTTGGTGCCCGGAGGCGGGGCCTGCCGGTCATCCATGCTGACCAGCTCGACCCTCGTCCCTTTGGGAAATTCG